TAGTAGCCGTTTTTATGTCATACAAGTTACCAGAGTAACCAGCAGATGTAGCAAATTTGTTTACGATTGTAACCGGTGGTCTGTCATTAGTGCTTGAAAAAGGATCTGTATCTTCAGGCGGAACGACTGCTGAAACTCCATCAACCAGCGATATCTGATAAGCTAAGTCTGCCAATACTATAGGCTGTCCAATTTGCCACTTATCAATATCAAAAAATTCCTTAACTCTTTCAATAGCCTGTAGAACAACTTGTTCTTTATTATATCCTGACTTTGCAAGTATATTGAATTTAACTCCTATATTAATAACATAAGCATCCTTTATATTTACAGCATCGGTAATCATTCTGAACTGAGTTAGATAGGTTTGTATATTTGATTTAACTGCTTGATTTACAGATGTTAAACTTTTGTTGGCATCATAACCTAAAATATACATATTAAGTGCCAATGGATTTTCAATTCTTTTAGCAGCTACTCCTGTGTTTCCTATTGTTCCGGCAGAAGGATCAATTTGTGAGTCTTGCACTATATAAGCCTTTGCTATATTACCATACTTAGGTGGCATAGCATACACTCTTGTTATGTAATCAGCTTTAGTGACTGCTCTTTGTTGTGTTTGAAAGTAAGCTAAAGTATTCTGTTTAACTTCAATTACGCTTTCAGCACCCTTACCACCAGATGTAGGATCGGGATTAGTAACAGCTAAAGAATTTTTTGATGTAGTAACTAGTCCAGCATTTAATCCAGTTTCATCAAGCGTAAGATTAAAAGAAGTTAGACTTTGTATAGAATTTGCTGGAACATTATGATTTACACCACCTCCGTATCTATAAGTTATAGTTAATGTAGTATTGGATGGTGCCTGACCATAAGTCTTTGTGTTTAAAAAGTTAGATGGATCAAATGAAGTATTCAGATATGATGGCGATCCGGGCAAACTAGATCCTACATTATTTGGATTAGGAACTATCTCTTCATCAGGAGAATCTGATATACCAGCCCCAAAACGAATCTCAGTTCTATTATCAGTAGCTACAAATGTTACAAATCTTCTAGAAGTTTTTAGTAACTTCATTAAATAAGGTGCTTGGTCAGCGTAAGAAGATAGTTCGGGATCATTAAGTTCTGTATTTTCCATATCTTGAAATACGGTGTCTTGTGCTAAAAAATCAACTTCATACCAATCATTACCATCATCATCCTTACAAGAAATAACTTCAGTAACTCCGGCATTGGCTAATTTAATTCTAGAATATTTTTCAGCAGCATTGAAACTAAAAAATTCTGTAACTGTATTTCCACTTTCTATTTTTACTGATTTTTTAAGTAAATATGTAGTGGGAACATTGTTAGCACTTTCGTATACAGAAGTTTCCATTGGATCGTAAGAGCTAGAAAATTTAAAATTAATATCCTCTACTGTTCTAAAATTTATTCCCGTATTAGATCCCATAGTTCCACCAGCATTGACTTTTACAGCATATCTTAAATCAGGCTTTACTGTATAGTTTGCTCCTGTTCCCGATGATATAGCAGGCACTGTTTGAAATACTTCTACTATACCTGAAGATGGAGAAGCTACCTTTGGTTTATATCCAAATGATTGTGCCATATTGTATACGATTTTATTTACTACAGCAAGATCCAATAAACTTTCTATAAATCGATTATCTATATAGTATAATAAAACATCTCCTACATAAGATGCCATTTCTATAAACATCATTCCAGGAGATGATTCGTTAAAGTCATTATATGTATTTGGAAAATAAACTTTAGCAAATTCAATTAGATTAGCTTTAAATGAAGAAAAGTCTTTATTTAAATATCTAACTTCTTTTACTGATTTTTTAGAAACTGAATAAGGCATTTATTATCTCCGTTAAAAGTCGTAGAATGGATTTACTTCAAAATCGTTAACATCTTCGTATTCTCCTGTATCTTCATTCAATACAGTGGTTTCAGTAACTCCATCACCTACGCTCAAATCACCCTTTTTTAGATTTAAATCTAATTGAGCAACTTTTTGATCTACATTTATTGTGAATTTCATACTAACATTAACAGCATTTTCTAATTCACCGCTTGTAGTTACATCAATTGATTGTATATTTACATATGGTAGCCATTCACCCATAGATTCTCTTATGGCTTCCTCTATACTACTTGCAATATTTCCATCATCTGGCTCAAATAAAACTCTGTATAAGTTACTTCCAAATGTAGGATTTCCTAATCGCTCACCCTTTATAGTTAGTAAAAGGTTTCTAATATTAGAACGAGCTTGATCTAATGTTGTTTTTGTTTTTGCAAAAAATCCTTGATCTCCGTGACTTAAAGGTAGGGATACACCTATAAATACATTAGGATCTAAATCTTTTTCAAGTGTTGACATTATATCTTACCATCTTTTTTATCTAAAGCTTTCATCACACCCCTATAATCTTTTGTTAAATCGCCCATTACATCTTGAACCGCTTTATTTGATGTATCAGCGCCTGCTGCTTGTGCTGTTTGTATAGCTGACAATTTTCTTTTTTCTTCAGCACTACCTAACATACCACCATAACCCATAGCCTGTGCCATCTTTGAACTATCAAATGTTCCACCACCCATTGATGGATATTCATCGGTTTCACCACCATTAGCGGTTTCATTCAAAATATTATTCAATACAGGATTCTTAGTATAAGTTATTTCTTCTTTTGGTATAGGTTCTCTTTTAGGTAAAACTTCCACAACACTCTCCTCTGTTAGAGGAACACTATTTGCCATTGATTTTATACCTTCGGTAATAAATATCTGTCTGACTTCTTTTTTAACTTCTTGTTTGACTATTTCTTTAATTAATGATAATAATTTACCTGATTTTGCCATTACTAACTCCTATTTTATATAAATATAACATTTTTAATTTAATTCTAATTTCTTAAAGCTTCTTCTCTATCTTTTTTAAGCTGATCTCTTTTCTTCTTATCCGCTATAGCCTTTGCTAATTTTTGTTTAGTATCTCCAATAAAATTTCCTAGCCCATCAACGGCTGGTCCTAAAGCATCTTTAGCAGACTTAACATCTTCTATTTCTTTTTCTATTTTATTTTGTAATTTGTCTTGAACAACTGATATAGCAGCTGCAGCTGGATTTAAAGCTGATCCTATTGTATTAGCTTCTTTTAGAGCAACAGCTGTTTTTTTAGTAGCCGATACCGTATTAACTATATTATTGAGTTGTTGTTCAGCAGCTTGTAAAGTTTCTTTTCTTTTTTCTAAATTTTTTAATTCATCCAACAACTTTTCTGCTTCTTCAAGTCCACCTCCGCCTGCATTGATACCTTTAATTATTACACTAGCTTTATCGCCCAATACTTTAGATGGGTTATTTATTAAATTTGAAATCTGTTTTCTTATTGAGTCTCCAATGCCCATTATTTATCAACTCCTTTATCTATCCCCTCAATTATCTGATTAATCATTATCCACGAACTCCTGCTGATTCAGTTCTATTATCAATCTCATACTCCTTAGTGGTAACCTCTTCAATTTCTTCCCATTTAGTATCTGCGAACATAGATTCTAAGCTTGGTAACTCACCATCTTCCTGAACCTTATCATCGGCTACAAAAACTTTTTTACTATTAAATTCAGCAGTAATATCTGGATTAGCTAAATTTAATCTTTCTGTAAGTGCGTCTAAAGCTTTTTCTATCGGATCATACACGAGATTTACTGCGTCTACTATAGCTTGTTCTTTATTAGAAGTCAAATGTTTTTTCATTGATAAATTGTGATTCCTTAAAGCTAATAAAAAATCACTTAAATATATCGCCAGCTCATTACCTTTAACTATAGGATTTATAGAATCCACAGTTCCTAAATTAATTTCTCCAAATTCGCTTTCTAAGTTTATGCTTGTTCTTGCTGCTAACGATATGTGTCTTGAAGAGTAAGCATTTATATCACCATTATTTTTGGTATTAAACACTATTGAATCAGCATTCATAGTAATCGTAGGCTTTGGTCGTGTTTTTTCCTTATCGTTAGCGTCTTTACCATCAGGAGCTACTCCTAAGTAAGGCGTTTTCATCTGACTTGCAACATCCGTTTTTAAAGGAATGTGTTCATTTGTTGTTATATAAATACTAGCATCATCATTATTAATGTTAGTTTTGTGACTAACGAGTGCACTAGCTTCTTTAAGATTTAATTGTTCACTAGCAACTTTTGATTGACCAACTGTTATTTTTACAGAGGGATTTTTATAATCAGGAGCACTGCTAAAATGAATGGATTGACCAAATCTTCCTTGCATTACAGTATCACCTTGCTTAATTGAAACCTTTCTATTTAACTTTATGTTCTGTGGAAAAACTAATCCTTCTCCTGGCTCACCAACTAATCTATTCATTACAACCCTACCATTTAAATTTAGTGGATTTGAATAATATAAAGCCGATTCGTTTTTACTATTAATATATTTAGCAACATTAACTACCTCACCCTTTAATGGATACTGAACTATATGCTGGGATATTGGTCTTATAGGTTTGCTTATTCCAATAGAACCACCACTTTTTTGACTTACTGTTAATTGAACAATAACGGCTCCCAAGTAACTTAAATCTGGAGCTGCTCCATCACCTTTTAGTTTAGGAAAATTTGGTTCTGTTGGGTCTGTAAATACTCTGATAACTTTAGCCGGCTCAATCTCATAAAATTCATCATTATTTTGACTCATTTCTTTGATTTTAGAAACCACTTGGTTCATATTTACATATCCACCACCATCCTTAACCTTTCCGCTAATAGATTTTATTCTTTTTCTGTATCCGGGCAGCTGCACTTTTACTCTCCGAACAAATTATCTGATTTTTCTGTTATACTATCTGAATGCTTTTGAACATCAGCGGCTACATCTTCAACTGCTGTCATAAGTTGTTCTTTCTCAGCATCAGTTAAACCAAACTCATTACCATCACTAGCTTTAGCTTCGCTTGAAATCATACGTTGAACTATAGCAGCCATTTTAACTAATTGGTCATCATTCTTAACATTAATCTCTAAGTATTCTTTTAACATAGGAATAATTTGAACAGCAGTATCTCCATCCTTTATAAATCCAACAACCTCTTTCATAAGGACTTCTAATTGTGTTTTATTCGTTTTGGTATTATCATATATGTCTTTAAATAAGTCGGATAATGACTTACCCTCAAACACTTCAAAATCGCTAGCCATTATATTTACCTCTTGATATTTTAGGGAATAGTTACATATATAAATATAAGTTTATTATTTTTTTAACGAATATTTTTGCGCACAAAAAAAGGGAGTGAAAACTCCCTTTTTTATTGTTATCGGTGGGTTTAGGATTCTTCTCTTATTAAAGATCCTGTATATGATAAATCTACGACACCTTTCCTATCGAATTCGTTGTATAGCCTATGTTGATATTTCTTCATAACATTTATTATACGAGTAATATGTTGGGTGTTAGAACCTGTCATCTCACGAATAAGAATATAAAGAGCCTTCTTATTGAAGTTCTCAATATTTTCCTTTATACGAAAGATATGTAATACTGAATCAGCAACCCTAATATCCTTATCTCTACTGAATATGGATGTAAGGTTATGTTCCCAAAATCTAATTAACTCATCAGTAAATAGCGCATTAACCTCTGAACGTATTCTTGCACTTTCTTCGCCAACTATATTTCTTTTGTAATCTATAACATCTATCTTATCGTGAATCTTACCCATCTTATAATTCTTATTGTTATTAAGAATAAGATAGTTCTTAGCCACAATACTGAAGTAAGAGAAAGCTTTACCCTTACCTTCTTTGAATTTATGTATATTCATAACTAAGAAAGCAACCACTTCATTCTTAACCTCTATTGAATTACTATCGAAGTAATAGAATTTAAAGGTATGGATAATATTCTCAGCTAATTTGTCAAAAGCAGCTCTAATATGTTCATTATAAATTTTATTTCTTTCATGAGGATTGGTTGATTTATTATAAGCAATTATACCATCTTCAGTTCCCTGATGAAAATAGTAATTCTTTTTCTTTTTAGCCCTTTTTTTCTTAGGTTTTACTTGCACCACATTTTCACTTTTGGATGATGATACTGCTGTTGCCATTATTGTTGTTCTCCTTTGAACTTATCTAGTTGCTTTATTGTATTTTTAATTTGATTGAATATTACTCCGACTTCATCGTCAGCTTCAAAATATCCTTTGTAATCTAATTTTTTCAAATCTATGTTTACCTTATTTACTGTATTGATAAAATTCTCAATCCAAGATTCTAATAGCTCTGTCTTTGTTATCAAATTCCATATTACATAACATGAAGTTAAGAACAAAATGGTCATTAATACAAGACTTATTTTTAAAAAAATCATTGTTTTTTCTCCTGTAATAGTTTGGTTAAACTAAGTTCTATTTCTTCACATCTCTTTTCTAACTTCTTAACCTTAGAGGTTAGACTTCTTACTGTTGTGAATTGCTTATTGTTCTTTTTCATTACTTATCTCCAAACAACTCTTCAAATAAATCAGCAGACTTTTTGGTTAAGTTAGGATTTTTATTTTCCTTAATCACTTCTTTCTTAGGTTCAACAGCCTTCTTAATATTATCACTTATCTTAGTGTTAGTTTCTTCATCAAGCCTATTCCATAAATCAAATTCAATGTGCGTTGCCATCATATCTGCTTGATGTAAGATGTAAGCTATGTTAGACTTCAGAGACCAATCGGGATTGTAAGACATTAAGTAAGTCTTATTAGCTTCCTCATACAAACCATCTGTTAGTCTTAATCCGATATACTCCCACTCTGTCATCTTAATACCGAAATGATTAAGTAGATAAATCGCTCTATCTGTTACTGACATATATTGTAACTTGGGATTGTGTTTGAATATCTCACCTCTATTCTTACGATGCCACTCTGAGTCCTGTGGTATATAGTAATCCTCTGTCAAGTCACCCACCTTACCTAAGTCGTGGTGCATAGCAGCAAATATTAATTCTTCATCTGTAAAATTTATTTTAGCTCCATCTTCTTCCCATAGCTTCTTAATCTTTAAAGCACAATCGGTAACATGCAATACGTGATCTACATAACCGCCCACCATAGCATTGTGATATGCGGCCTTTCCACTCGCAGGCGCCACCGACATCCTATCTTCAAAGTATTTATACATCTCTAATAGATTGTCTTTACGCTCTTCGTCAAACGTATCTTCGATAAGTTTCATTAACCTATTCCAATTAGCCAATATCTTTTCTTCTGAAAGTTGTCTCATTTATCTAACCTCGTATCTGTTTTTTGTGAATTTAATTGTTGGTTCATTTCTAAGTCTATTGCGATAGCCACTAAAAGATATTCTTACACCCCAACCAAGATGTTCTAATATTTGTTTTCTAGTAACTGATTTCTTTTTATGGATAAAATCTACAACCTTTTTATAAGAATCTGTATCTTCCTTTAACATTGATAAACCATCAGTTGTTTCATTAATCATATTATTAAATTGATTTATAGCATTACTCCATTTACCTTTTTCAAATCTATTCAAAGCTTTCTCAGAATATTTTTCTCTCAGCAAATCACTATCTAAGAAAGATTCTATGGTATCTATTAGTGCATCATCAACATCATAATAGTAAACGCCATCATCACCTGCGAGTTCGTGATAACTCCCATCATCTGAAAATAAATAAGGAACTCCTACACTCATACCATCGGTAGCAGATATAGCCCAACCTTCATACTTTTGCCTACAACATACACCGACTCGACAAGAAGATAGCTTAGAGAAGTAACCTACCCTATCAAACTTCTCATTCGTAATATATTCTCTTTCTCTACTTTCTGCAAGCGGCACCCATACCTCAAAGTCTTTTCTTTTATCCCATAATTTATCCATCTGTTCTAAAAACCACGGATAGTTTTTATATGTATGTGGACGATGATTGTAAACAATAATCTTTTTATCTGTGGTTTGTTTTTCGTATTTAGGTGTTTCCCACCCAAGGTATTGTGGTTCTAATATCTTATCTAACTTAGATACCACGTCATCATTGAAATATTCCTTAGCATTTTTCAATACCAAATCTTTTTGAGCTTGTGTATTAATACCACACTTACTCATCTGTAAAACACCAACTATATTGTAAGCTAAACCAACCTGATATTCATAATTGGTAATCTCTTTAAACTCTGTCCAATGAGTATAACCTATGATGGCTGGCGATATGTTGGTAGAGTTATATAATAGATTCTTTAGATTACCTGTATGCTCTGGCAAATGAGAATACACAATATCATAATCATTCTCTTTCCATTTTAAATTAGCGAATACTTCCTTATATGGAAAAGCCATTCTCATAGAATTAGGATAACTAATTTGAGGAGCTATAATCTGTTCTGTATTCTCAAAGTCTAAACTATTGATATGAGCTGGAGATATTATTGTAAAGAATAAATCATCACGTATCTTATTCAGTTCTCTAATGATGTTACCGAGAACAACAACATAAGAATCCTTTTCCAAGTCCTTTTGAAAGGTAATATTTGGATATACAAGTATTTTGTATTTATATTCTTTGTCGTTATCCTCGACATCTGTGAAGTTGAATATGTTCAACTAAGCAGCCTCAGCAGCTTTACGAGATTGAGCCTTTGCCTGTGCAAACTTACCCAACTTTTCTAAGTAATCATCACCACACATATTAAGCTTCTGTTGGTTATGATACTTAGTTGTGACTTTTAAATTATCATATTCAGTTTTGCCACCTAGTCCAATTCCCCAACTACGAGGAATATTGTGATCTCCAACAGCATCAACTATACTTAATGATTGACCCGTGTAATCACAAACACCACCATTTTGAGCTAACCTACGTTCTATCATATCTTTTGGAAATGAAGATCTTGGATCTAGTTCAACAAA